AATCATTTCTAAAGCTGAATAACCTACAATCTTTAAAAATGATTCTTTGTTTTCTTTTTTAGATATTTTCTTTGCAATGTAATATCTACGTTGTCCGTCTACTTCGTAATAATGTTTCATAATATGATTTTAATTAATGTTACTGTTGCTAATACTATAAATGCTATTTTAATAGCTTTAAACATACTTTCTTCCTTTTTAGGGTTACGACCTTGATTTGATCTGTATTGTCTTTTTTTCATCTGTATTTCTATTAAATGATTTTATTCTTTTTGTCTTATTTAAGTTGTGTAAAAACTTTGTTCTATTATAATTCATAAGGAAGTATAAAATGATTATACGCTTGATGAAGTATATCTACAGTTGCAAATAAAAATATAATTGCAAAGGTTAAGCAGAATAATATAATGCAAAAGCAAATTAAACTACTTGCTAAAAATCTAATAAATTTTATAAGTTCTTGTTGTTCCATTTTGTAAAGTTTAAAAAGGGAGCTGTTACCCTCCCATTGTTTTTAATTATTTAAATGATAGCTTATTAATCCGTTTGGAAATTCCCCTAACCATATTAAATCTTTTTTGTATAAAGAACCTAAAATACCTTTTAATTGGTCTTTGCTTCCGTTAAAACTATCCATTATGTTATCAAAACATTCTGTAGGTGTTTCTTCGTAATCATCTCCCCAAGATATAATCTCTAATACTTTTTCTTCTAAATTTGTCATTTGTTCTGTTTGTTTAAATAACTGCTTCATTGCAATTATACAGCTAATATAATACAATATATTTAATTAACAAAATAATTGATAAGTTTTATTTGTATTGGATAATATCACATTCTCTACAGTAGTAGTAGTCCTTATTATCTTTACCTGAATATATAGTCATTGTCTGTTTACATTTTTTACATTCCATTATTGTATATAGTATTTGCCCCTATTAGGGTTCTGTAGCTGGTAGCTTACTGCATATCTAATAGCATCTATTAAATGGTTATATTTATCAATAGGTGTGTTTGATTTCTTCTCAAGCCAACTATAGTTGTTTAGTTCTTTTATTAAGTTTATACTTTGTTCGTCTACTATTAAATCATAGTCTTGTAATAAGCTGATCCCATAGGTTATAGATCCTGCTCCTTTAATTGAAGCCACTACACTACACCCTTTAGATTTTAATTCTGATAAAAGACGCACTTCGGCAGAATCTCCTACAATTAAATTGTCTATAGCGTGTTTGATATTTAAACGTGCTATTTCGCTTGTTGTTAGTTTAGGCAAGTAAAAACATTCTTTTAAATAAATAACCTTGTTAGTTGTATCTATGTTAGTTTCTACTAATGTACTTGGATCATTACTAAATCCATAATCTTGACCAAATACACTTATACCTACTTTTTTAAATTTACCTATTTGCCAGTTAGTAAATATTACACCTTCTGCTTTATCAAGCCACCCTCCCATTATTTGGGTTTTGTATTTTTGTGGTCTGCGTTGTTTAATGTTTTCTATTTGGTTTAAATAGCTTTCTGAAAGGTTTTCAATATTGTCTTTATAAGTTGTATGAATGTATGTAACATTATCTTTAGTTGTGTTTACACTTTCTTGTATTCCTTTATCTTCAAAGAATCTTTTATAGATCCAATGTTCTTTAGTTGCAGGATTTAATATTAGTATTACCCTATTGTGTTTACCTAATTGTCTTACTGATAAATCTATCTTGTCAAATGTATCTTCATTAGTTAGTTCTTCTGCTTCATCTAATACAAACGTTGTAACGCCTTGTAAGGACTTTAGATTAGCTGTTTGATCACCACTTGAAGTTTTTATCCCTTTGAATATTATCTTGCTTCCTGAACGCTTATTTCTTATTTCATCTTTTGTGATATGAAAGTCATTAAAGATTTTAAGCAGTTCAAGTTTTTCAATAAATTCAGGAATAATAGAAATATAAGTAGAAGATAAAGTATAACGAGTAAATAGAATAGTATGTCCAGCTTCATAAGTAAGAAGAACTAATAAGAGGTTTACAGAAAATGATTTACCAGATCCACGCCCACCTGTAACTATAAAGTACCTCCCATCTGATTCAGCAATAGGAGAATACTTTTTATTTATTTCAATCACTTAAACTTAATTAAGTCTTTGAAGTTTATGTTCAAGCCTTCACTTGAAGTTATATCTACTGATTCTTTAGGTTTGCCATATCTATATCCAAAGTATAAATTCATAGCCCTTGAATCACCCTTTAGTATTTGTTTGCCTAAAGTTTCAATTACTTTGTCATTGTCTATAAGCAAGTCAAGTTTTTCTATTAGTTTTAATTCATCTGCTTTCTTTGGTCTACCTGCACCTTCTCTTGCTCCTCCATTGTTTTTACGATTATCCATAATATGTTTTTTATATTGTTCTAAAACGTCTATGCTTATTCCATTTAATACTTCTACATTCTCCTAATATATTTAATCTTGAAACCTTATTATTAAAATTGTTTCTTTCTTCATTAAGTTGACTGTTTCCATTTTTAGAATCCATATTGAAATATTATTGTTTATTCAATTTATATATATAACGTAATTTTTAACTTAATTTATTCAGTACCAGATATTATATCTTTTTTAGGTTTAATAATCTCGTGTTCTTTTATACATTTTTTTATGTATTCATATACTTCAAGTTGCGTAAGCACATTATTTAACTGTAATTCTATCTCCTCAAATTCAAGATTATTTGTTTCAATATCATTTTCTAATTCTTTTATGAATCTTTTTTGTTCAAAGATTTTAGATTGCACTTTTAGCAGTGCTTGATTTTTTATTTTATTCTCCTGCATAAGCTGTTGTACTATCTTTGTATTGCCATTCCCACCCCCTTATAAGTAATTCTATTCTTGTTAATGCTTCACCTTCTAAATGTTTTGGTATTTGATTAACTAAATTTAATATAGGATTTTCTTTTAATTCTTTTATTTCATCTTCAAGTTCTTTGCATTTTACTTCTAAATAGTTTTCTCTATTCACTCCTTTTAGATTCATACTTGTTTTAAGTATAATCATTTCTTCTATCTCTTGCATTTTTTTATTTGTCTTTTTATATATGTCATAATTTTTTAATGACCATATAACAGTTGCGTGATTGATAGAAGTTCCTGATTCTCTAAAGTAGTGTGCTATTTCTGTAAGACCCATATTTAATTTGTTCTTTAGTATGTAAAACAATAATGATCTCATTTCTACTATTTCACGTTTTCTTGATCTTTGAAATACATTTATTCCTGATAGTTGTATTATTTTTTCTGCTACTTCATTTTGTACAAAGTAAAAATCTTGTACTTCTATTTCTTGTTTATTCATTTCTTAATTTTAAAAGGTTATAACATTCTGTATATTTCTGTCTTGCCTTGCCTTTGTATTGTTCTTTAAATAATTCGTATAGTTTTTTAGTGTATTGGTATTTTGTAGTACAATCTTTGTAATAGTTTTCAGCAAACTTTTTACCCTTGCCTTTAAAGTAGTTTACATTGTCAGCTGTATCGCCGACTATCATTTGTTCATAGAAGTTATATAATGCTTCATCTTCGCTTATGTCTAATACTACCCTATGCTTGTAGTGATAGTTATACATTAAACAAGGAAATTGTTTATAGTCTTTATCTATACTTACTATCATTACTTCATTTCTTCCTATGTCTTTGCTTATGTTATACCAATATCTCGCAACCAGATCATCTGTTTCAATTCCATAGCCAAATATACTATTATAGGTTTCTTTAACGTACTGGTGCATATCGTGAAGTAATGGTGGCAATTCTTGTTTCTTTCTGTTTGCTTTGTATTTAGGTGTAATTAGTTTTCTAAAGTTTCCTTTGCTTCCATTAAATGTAATGACTTTTTCTATTTCGTATTGTTCTTCCAGATCATTTACAATCTTCATAAACTGTTCATCAAACTTAACTTTTGAATCTTCTATATCTCTATAGTAAGGGTCATCGTTTTCTTCGTCTTTTGTTCTGTAACAACTGGCAAAAATTAGGCTGTCTGCATCTACTAAAAGTATCATTTGTTTTTTACAAAAGTTCCGTTAATCATTTTACCTGTTCTTTTATTTATTACCTCATAAGCTGAATTAACACAATCTTCTATTCTTACTCCTTCAAGTTCTGCTAAATTAGTTAATACTACCACAATATCCCCTATTGCATCAATTATTTCCGGTCTGTCTTTATTTAACAAAGCTTTAGCTAATTCCCCTGCTTCTTCTTGTAATTTAATATATTGTGTTTTTGAATCCCCTTTATCTAAAATTCCTTTATTTTTAGCCCACTCTCTTATATCATCAAATATTGTATTTTCTTTTATGTTTTCATATTGCTTTTCAAAAGTGTTTCTATAAACATATCTTTTATCATTATGCATTGATTTTGTATTATTATTTCTACACCATTGTTTTAATTCTTTTGTAAAAAATATTTTTTTATTTTCTAATATAATATAATCTGGAAAATCAAAATCTTTTAAATCTTCGTCTGTATTATTAAAAGTTATAGATTGGTTAGTTATGTAAAATTTGTTTTTAATGTTCATAATTGTTTCTTTATAAGTTTTATTGTCTTTTTTGTATTCGTATTTAGTCTGTAATTCTAATTCTTTATTTGATGCTTCTTCAATATCATTTGTTTTATATAGTATTTCATAATTTTTATATCCTTGCCTTTTAATTACTCTTTCTATTATATCTGACGTACACCCTATTTTAATTCCGGGAATATGGTAAACATAAAACATTATTTAATTAATTCCGCTTTTATAAAATTTTCGCTAAAATAATTTTTTAATGCATAATTATTATAATTGCCCTCTAATTTTGGCAAATTATGTATTTTATTATTACAGTATTTTTTAACTTGATTTAAATGATTTTCGTAAATATGTGCATCCGCTAAATTTATTCCAAGTGTGTCTGCTTTTAAATTACATTTATTAGATATTGTTGTTAAAAATAAAGCCCCCACTATTATATCATAAGGTAACCCTAAGAATAAATCCGAGCTTCTAAAAGTCATTGTCATATTTAATTTGTTATTTATTCTTACAAAATTAAATTGTGTAAAACAACAGGGCAAAGCTTGATCATTTAAGTCACAAGGATTCCATAAAGTTATTATAGCTCTACGCGAATTATTATTTATTTCTTTAATAGCATATTTTATTTGATCTATTTCATAGCCAAAATTTCTAATTTGGTGACCATATACTTTACCTAATTCCTTATTGTCATTCGCAAAATCATTCCACCATTTAATATTGTTGTCTTGTAAATATTTTAAATCAGTTCTTCCTTTAAACATCCATTTAAATTCCGCTAATGCTTTTTCAAAAAATATTTTTTTACTTGTTAATATAGGAAAACCCTCGTTTAAATTAATATTAATAGATTCATTGAAAAGCTTATAAGTTTTTGTGTGTGTTCTATTGTTTGTTAATACATTATTAGATAAACATTTTAAAAGTAATTTTTTATATTTTTTTTCAAAATTATTCATAAAGTATCTTTTGTTTTTTGAATATATAATATTGCATCCATTAATTCCTCTTGTAAATGATTCAACCATTCTTTAAGATTAGATTTGTCCTCTTCCATTGTTACGCCATATTTTTTAAATCCAACATCAGAGCGAGATATAAATTTATCTACTACTCTTTCAACAACAGGGTCCCTAAATGTTATTTGTTTTTTTGTCATTTTGTTTTAATCTTTTTTTATAAAATTACCTTCAAGATCAATAACTATATAATTGTGTTTTATTAAAATCTTAATAGCATCATTTATTGTTTTTGCTTTTTTTTGTAGTCTGTAGTGTTCAAATATTGAACTTTCAAATGCGTTTGGTTCGTGTGCCATATTATTTTTATTTAAGTATAAAGATACATTAAATAATTCTAATTAACAAAAAAATTAATAAATTAATTTAAATTTATTTTAGTGGCTTGGTTTTCTTTAAGCAAATAAACAGGTTTGAGCAACCTTTTTTTAGTCCATAATGTTGTATCAGGACAATACACATTTTTTGGTTCAGGAAGTTTAATAGTATTTAACCAGTATAAAAAATTTCCTTTTGGATCATTAACAAAATAAAGTTTGACTACTTCTTTATTTATTTTCATTAGAGCATCATATTTTGATTTCTCTAACATTTTTTCTTCATAATACTTATTTCTAAATTTCATTTCAATAACACAAGGAACCCCTTTTCTTGTAAAACCACAAGCATCATAATTTTTATAACCATCACCGGTCCATTCTAAATTCCAACCATCAAAGTTTAAAAATTTAACAACAGCTTGTTCAAGTTTTTTTATTTTATCAATGCCCATTATTCCATATCACATTCAATTCTTTTATCCATTTATTTATTGTATTTGGGGAGCAGGTACAGGGCTGGTAAAATTTATGTTTATAATAGGTTGAGTGCAAGTCACAAACCAATTTAAATTCTTTACGACTAATGGTTGATTTTTTTGAAAGCCGAAATTCTTCCCATTGTTTAAAATCTTCATTGTTAAATTTTACCATCTTGTTATTTTTATTTTATTAAATTTTTTTCTACGTTTATCACAATTGCATTTAGTGCCACGCATCTTATGGTATTTATCTACTAAAAACTTAATTCCCGTATATGTTGTAATGTTGTGTATTAAATCACCTAATTTCATAACAATTTTTTTAATATTTTTTTTACTTCTTTATACGTATTATATAACGAATGATATGGGATTCCTGTTTTTCTAGAAAGTTTAGCTATAGATTCACCCCCCTGTATAATTTCAAATATTTTTCGATCGTACCAATACATTTTTTTTAATTTTTTTTGTATTATAGAATAAGAACTTGTGTAATTAACAATTTCATCAAAACTTTTGTTTTGTATTTCATCTATATTAATAATATTAACTTTTTTTTCTTTACGTTTTAAATCTAAAAATAAAGATTTTAATGTTTTAAAAATGTAATAATAATTATAATCAGTTTTATTATAATCAATATCTAAACCTTTTTTTATACTTTTATCAATTTTAATATACATTTCCATTACAATATCTTCTGCTGTTTCCCTATTGCAGCCAAAAGAAGAAACAATGTCAATCCAAACCTGATGCTTTTTAAAAATGGTTTCAATATTACTATTCATAATTTAGTTTTTTAATGGATCATATAAATTTCCTACTATTTCAGGTAATCCTATTTCATTTACTTTAAAACTAAATGTTTCAAATGAGTAACCCCTACTGCGTTTGCACTTGACTGTTATCCATTCTTTATTTACTGTATTTGCCTCAAGTTGTATTTGACATTCACTTTTTTTCTCAAGGAAGCTTCCGAGATGTCCAGTTGGTTTGTCCGAACCAAAGTTAGAATGAATTACACACATAATATGAACTTTATATTTTGCGGACCACTCCATAAGTTTTTGCACACAAGCATTAGATTCTTCTAAATTATTTACATCTGAAACCAAATCAGCGATTCCATCTATTATTAAAAGTCCTGCGTTTTCAACTTTGTGTTCTAAACAATATTCTATAAATTGTATTCGTTCTTTATAGCCTATTGATCTTAATCCAAATGTATAATAATTTTTTGAATAATCTACTGTATTCATATCTAAAACTCGCTTAAACACTTTTTGAGCGTGCCATTTGCCCTGTTCTGTGTCTATGTGTATAAGATCCTTATTTTTTCTATGTCCTCTTAAACCGCCTCCAAAGTGATTATTATTGCCCAAGTAAACAGATGCTAATAATGATACTAAAAATGTTTTTTTTGTTTTAGGAGCGGCTTGTAAAAAACTAAAGTTACCATAAGTGCCTATTGGAATTGGCAATAGTAAATCTTTGTTCTTTGTTTTAATTAACTTTTCGCCAAGAGATAAAGCCACGGGGGGATAATCAATGGATTCTTTAGGATCTACTTTACAATCTTCTTCAATAGATTGCATTATAAGAAATTGTTCTGTTTGTTGTTCGTCCAATCGTAATTGCATATATAAATATATAAAAAAAAGGGGTGTATTAAGCCCCTTTATAAAATGTTATTTTTTAAAAATATTAAAAAGGCAGGTCGTTAGATTCAGCCGGGGTGTTAACTGTTTCTTCTCTTTCAGCTAATTTAATAATTTCATTATGCCAAACCACCTTTCCATTTCCTAAATAATTTCGTTGTGCTTTAGCCTCACGCTCTTCTTTTGTTTGTGAATCCATAATAGCAACGTTGTTTCCATATCTTGTTTCATCATTTAAAGATATTGTAAGGTTATAGTAAACTGCACCGTCTTTACCTTTAATGAATTTTTCTTTAGGTAGTTTATCTACTCTAATACTTGCATTGATAATTGCACTCATAATTTATTGTTTTTTAATTTTAGTTAATAATTCTTCTTTTGTGGTTTTCTTTTTAAATGATTCAGATTCATCTTCTGACATTACACCAAGTTCGTAAAACCCTGATAGTTTTAAAACCCCCCTACTCATAGCACGTTTTTCTGCCATTTCAGCCACATACCAAGAATTAGTAGAACCATCTTTAAAACCTACACCTTTTAATGCAGATCCAAATGTTTCAATTCTTGAATCACCTTTAGTTGCAATAGCTTTAAATACTGCAAAGTTAGGTTCACATTTAATAACATCATAAGTAATATTAATTTGTGCTTTAGCTTGTATAGCGTCTATTCCTGCACGTGTAATAATAGTGTAGTGTTGATGTTTAAAAAAGTGGTTTGGATTTAATTCGTACTTCTCATAAAGTTCTTTCAATTTTTCTTTGTTCATAGTGTAATTCTGTTTTGTTGTGATACTTCTAATTTAGCTTCTAAAACGTCTTTAGCTTGTAAAGTAAATTCTAAATGTTTTTTTAGCTTTTGGATTTCTTCTTCTTTGTTTTTAATGAAGTTTTGATAGAAACCTACTTGAACATAATGTTCGTGATAAGAAATTGTTTTTTCTGTTTTCATATTTATTTGTTTTTGTGAACTATAAATATAAACAAAATATTTAATAAAAAAAAGGAGCTAATGTAATTAACCCCTTTTTTACAAATACAAATTGAAACAGAACTAGTTAAATATAAAAACTATTTCAATTCTTTTATTAACAAATTATATTTAGTTATTAAATCTTCTATTTCATCACAAGAATACTTTGTTATTTGTTTGGCCTTATAGTAAAGTGATTCAGAACAACCTAATCCATATTCAAGATCTAAATTTTTGCCAAAAATAAACTGTTCACCGTATTTAAAAACATTACAACCTGCACATTGTACTTGGCAATTTATTTCATCCCAACGTGTTGAATAGTGTTTACGTGATTGAAAATGTCCGCATTGTAATCGTTTCCAATGATCTTGTTTTCCGCACGTGAAGCAAGTTGAAATTTCATTTATAGCATTTCTTTGTCTTATATATAAACTAAATACTTTGTCAAGTTTTTTAATTAATTTACTTCTTGCTATTTTTTTCATTAGTTGGTATTACATTATTGCATTTTTTACACAAATAATAGAAACCATTTTGATTACTACCTAAATATAACATTTTTATTTTACACTTTTTACACTTCATATATTATAACTAAAAAGAAAGAAAAAGAAAAAGGACAAAAAGAAAAAAAAAGAAAAAAGCCTACAAAAAAGAAATAATTTAAGTGCCTGATCCAAGCACCTTCCGTCTTTATTAGGTTGTGCAAGTTTTGCTATAAGCCAAACAAATATATAAAAAATATTTTATCTTTTTATTTTCTCATAACTACGGCCACCAAAATAAGCTGCTACAGTTGTTGTAAGCAATAGTTTTAGTAGTTCCTTCCATTCACTATCTACATTAAAATTAATAGCACCAGCGTCAATAAAAACCATTAGAACAGTACTTACAATTAAGAAGATTAAAACCATAGGTCTTACATTCTTTGAAAGGTACGAATCTGAATTTAAATCTGCCTTCCATCTTTCAGTTACACCTTTTTGTATTTCTGATTCAGCATTAATAAATATTTGTTCCATTTCTTTTTCAAATTGTGCTTTCTCAACTTTACTAAAAGTATGCTTGTCTATTATATTAGAAATTTTTTCTGCTATACTTGTTCCTATACCACCAAATAATTTAGATAATATTTTATTCATTATTTTTTAACTTTACTTTTATTTACATCTAATCTTGATATGTCTTTTGATTCGTATTTAGGTTTAATATTGTTATTTGAATTATCAATATTATTTTTTGGATCATACGTTCTATGATTAGAATAAACATTAGTGTTGTATTGCCATCCGTTATAGTAATATGAATCCCAGTTTCTACCATACAAAGGATAAATAGAACGGTATATATTAGGTCTTATTCTGTCTATTGGTAATAGTAATGTATCACCTTCACTTGTAACTGCTAAAACGTGCTTAATAGTAGGTTTAGGAGTGTATGTACCACAACTTATAATAAATAATAAAATAAATAATACTCTCATTTTTTATCTATTTGTTTTAATTTACTTATTGCCCAGTTAACCCCCGCGGAACCGCCCCAAGCATCCCACATTATACCACCACATCCTTCTGTATATGGAACGTCTTTATGTTGTTGGTGTCTTTTAAACGAAGCCATACGGGCTATTGTATCTCTTGATATATTTTTACCATCTGCTAATTGTCTTGCCCTTGTCCACCCCACTTGAGTTCCACAACTACTGCCATTTTTTTCTTTAAATGCTATAGCTCTTTTCGCATTGTTTTTTGCACCTTGGGGGTAATCATTATAAGATTCTAATTCTACAGAACCTCTAAAAGCATCATAACAAATAGCTACAGCTTGTTTTTCATCGTGATAGTCCATTAATTGTGGAACACAACGAATCATATAATCACTTTGTTTTTCTCCTTGTTTTTTTTTAGGTATGGGCATCGTTATAAAATTTAAAATGTAACACAATAAAAATCACATAAATATTTAATTCAGAAAAATTAGTAGTTTCATCTTCTGGTATATAACTAAAACCAACTAAAATTCCTAAAGCAAATCTTTCAATTATAGCAAATTCTACTTTTTTCATTTACACCCTTTGCAATCTG